GTATCTCTTCAGCCATAGTAAATATTTGCGGAAAGCAAATTACTCATGCTCAAGTAAATGCCGTTTTTAACAAGTATTCCCTCTCCGGGAATCAACGCAAAATTACCAAACAAGTCAGACGCACCAGTGTCGTAGCTGGCAAGCCACAACGATGCGTATGCCGCTACTGTTCCAGCAACGATAGTTCCAGAGTTAATGTCTGTAACTGTAAAAGTGTTTGCGCCTGTACGTGTAATTACGTAGTTACCGTTTGTGCCAGATGTTCCACTTGCTGTTGCAAACGTAAGCCCAACTACATCTCCAGTAGCTAGTCCGTGTGCAGTTTTGGTAACGGTGATGAGGGTGGCCGCCCTCTCGTATGTAGCGGCAACGGGTGCTGTAGTCGTGTCAAAGATGTCCAGTGTTCCAGCCGTAGCCGTACCAACCATAGACACAGCTTTGAGTCTATTTCGCCCCAAGACAACAAACCCAGAGTTGTTCAGGTGCCCCGATTTAACGTCTGTCTGCATCGACATAATCAATCTCCTTTAAAGCAGGGGCCGAGGCCCCTTGGGTTGATTACGCAGTTCGTGTAAACGCATACGCCGTGGCGCTGGAGAACATGATGGTGAATCGTGCCAGACCAGTAACACCAGAGGCAACCGTCAGGTCGCCAAAAGAACCTGCGGTGTCCACGGCGGCAGAAGACAGAACGCCGTTGGTGGCCACAGCAATGGTCACTGTGCTTGCGCCAGCAGTGTTGTCAATGTACAGGTCCATCACAGTGCCACGAACTGCACCCAAGGCCGCGCCGAGCAAAGTGCCAGTGGGCAGCGTGATGATTGTGGCGGCTGCCGAGGTGGAGGTGATGTAACCGGTAATAACTTCTGCCGCTGTGGCTGTTGCAGTGGCGTTGATTGCGGAAGTTGTTGGGTGGTTTTGATCAGTGAACACCAAATTGGTGGTCGTCAGATCGGTTACGCTGGTGGTCGCGCCAAAAGTGGCATCGACGGTAACCGCGCCAGTGGTGGCGTTGACGGTGATGTCTTGAAAGCCGTTCTCGGAACGAACTGGGCCCGAAAAAGTCGTATTGCTCATGATGATTCCTCACATGCGAGTTGAGGTGCATCTGTCTGCATGTCGTCGGCCCGGAGCCGTCAGATACACCGGAAAGGTCCGGGTTTAAACAAATATACAGCAAAAGAAAAGGCCCCACAAGGGGGCCTTCTCAAATAATCCCGAAGGATTAAGCGCCGGGAGAGCCGTAGATACCCAGCGGGTCAGACACGCCGAACGAATAACGTTCACGGGCCTTGTAGCGGACGTTACCGGTGTCAAAGTCACCGTCCATGGAATTCGCCAGAGGCGAACGGACAAAGTGCTTCAGACCGTTGGGCACATCAGTCAACAGGAACCAAGCGTTGGTGTCGGTCAAGAAGTTGTTGATCGAGTAACCACCGGGGATGGAGCCGTTGTTCTTGATGGCGTTGATATCGTTGTCAGCGGTGCCGACGCGGAGTTCAGTTTCCAACAAGCGAGTTGCAACGAATTGCAGCGCTGGTGGGATGATCAGCTTCTTTGGCTTAGCTGCGATCAGCAAGCCGCGTTCGTCTGTCCAAGCGGCGATCTGAATAACTGCGTTTTCCAACGAAGTCTCATTCAGGTCGGAGGGAGTGGACGGACGGTTGCTGTTTACACCACCAGAAATCAGAGGGTGAGCAGTCGAGAACAAAGTAACACCGTCGCCGTAAACTGGGCCGCCGGTAAAACCAGTGTTCAAGATAGCTGCAGCTTTGACCTGCTTGGTGTAAGCCATGCCACGGGCCAGAGCTTTGGTGTAGCGGCTGGACAACGAGTCATACAAGTTGTCTTCCACAGCTTCTTCAGTGATGGAGAAGCCCAAAGCGATGGTTTCGTGAGTGTAACGGGCTGTGAAAGCTTCCTGAGCATTGTCATAAGCGATGGCTGCGCCTTCGTTCTTGACAGGTGCTGCGGAGAATCCGGACAGCTTGGTTTCTTCTTCAAAGCTACGCTCCGATGTCTCGGTTTCGTAGATTTCTTTGTGCTGCTCACCATATCGAGCGTACTCGAGACCGAACAAAGCGTTCAAGCCGGGGAGCAATTCTTTCAGCAGTTGTGCGCGTGAAATAGCCATGATTTACTCCTTAGACACCAGTGGTGTTGTTGTACTGGTGCGTGTTGATTTTCACCAACAACTCGGTGTATGTGTCAGCAGCAGTAGCTGTCTCAGGCACAACGTCGATCACACGGATTGGGATGGTGGCAGTAGTGCCAGCGCCAGTCAAAGTGACGGCGAAAGCAGAATTACCGGTGGTGGTGTTACCAGCGTTCAGAACGAGCGCAAGGTTAGAACCAACAACAGTACGGCCAGCGGTGCCCATGGTAGTGCCAGAGGTCACAACAGCGACTTTGAACAATGCCATTGGATCGTCAACAATGTAGGCGTAAGCCAGATTGGTTGCGGTAGATGCCAGAGCGGGGATGAACTGACCTTGAATGGTTTGACCACTCGAGTTCACGTACTGACCGCCCATGCAAACACCAACAATGTCGCCAGAGTTGGTTGTGGTTGATTTAACCAGATAGCCGTCACTGTTAATCACAACGGTATCGCCATCAAAAATGGCGGTGCCGAAGCCAGCAGCTACGGGAATCTGACGGATTGCACCTGCGTATGGCATGCCATCAATACGATTGATTGGTTGCAGACCATAGGGTGCCGAAACGGTGGGGTAAGCCATGTTTGGACTCCAAAAAAATTAAACGCCTTTACCGAAAGTAACCTTTGTACTGCGCTCTTTGAAAAGCGGCATACGGGGATCACTCTCGCGCATGTACGTGTTGTCCACTGATTGCATCTGCGATTCGGCTTGTTGGCCATAATGCGCATTACGCTGTTCAACGAACTCCACGGGTGTTTTGCAAAGCAATAAACCTCCGACCTCAATGCTGTCTGGGTAGTGGTTTTGATTACTACCGAACAAACGCACTTCGGGGTGATCTGATGCTTTAACGGGCTCCCAGCCCTCACGCAATTTTCCGGAAATGTTTAGGGCGTCATCCTTGCCTAGCGTGGCAATCCGAATCCAGCGATAAGCGTAGCCCTCTTCCGGTATCGGATCAGGCAAAAGCTGGGGTGGCGTCCATTTTTTTGGACGCTCGGCTGAGTCACGCATTTGCAGAGCACGAGGCTCGCGGTTATCAAGTTCTGGTTTAGCCATTTTCATTTCCTCATTTCTGCCGCAACTGCACGGGCGTACTGCTCATTCGTCAGTCCCAACCGCTTAGCGAGTTCCACCATTGTTTTCGTCAGCACGATCTTTTTGGGCGCTGTGCTGCGAGTTGCTGGTGCAACATTATTTGAATTTCTCGACGGAGTTTGCGCATCCGTCTGGCTTCCAGACTCAAACTTATCTGGGAACCGCTCCCTGATGTCACTGTTGATACGTCTGTAGTATTCATCAGTGCCAGCCGGGATACCTTCATTTACCAAGTCCTCATGAAGGCCAAGAGCGTAAGCCGTCATTCGCTTGTTGGGACCAAACCACTGGTTTTCGTCTTTCCACGATGCCAGCTTAGGATCAACGCGCTGTTCTTGATAAACTTGTTGTTGTGGTTGTACAACATTTTCCTCTTCCTGTAAAGCCGCAGGACGGAAACTGTTAATTTTGTCTGCCTTGAGTTTAACCGAGGTCATTTCCTCTTGAGCGGAAACTAGCGCATCAGAATCACCAGACTCATAGGCAGTCTTGTATTTCTGACGTGCCGTTTCCATATCGCTGGCGACACTGCGTTTAGCTTGCTCAAGCAAAGCATTCTGATTGGTACTCAAGGAGCCCTTGAGCTTCTTGTTCTCTTCAACAATCTGCTGGGCTAATCTAAAAGCCTCGTCCTTTTCTCGCAGGGCAGCCTCTTTGGCCCGGCGCTCTTCATGGTAGCCCTTGGTGAAGTGCTGAATGCGCTTGCGCACACTCTCGTCGTACTTGGACAGCTCTTCATCGGTGACATCCTTTGGGGCATCATCCATGGGCTTTCGGCCACGGTCCTGCTCCGGGGTGTCATCAACAATTTCAACTTCCGGTTCAATCTCTACAACTTTAGAGCCTGCCCGGGATTGTTTTTCTTCCGCTTCATCAGGGAATGTAAATTCGGTTTTGTCGATTTCAGCCATAGTGACTCCTTAAACGCGCTGCACGCCGCGAGGGTCTTCAATAACCGCCTCGACAGAGTCATCATTAATGATCCGCCACTCGGTTCCGTGAATTTTCATTCTCGTTCCGGTGTTTGGGCGCACGATAATAAAATCACCAACCTTGCAGCTTGGGCCACTTGGAAAGCGTTTTTCATCTTTAAATGCATCCGGACCCATTTTGGCCACGAATAATACGGGCGACAGCAGTTCTTCAAACTGCATTGTCTGGTTGGCTTTAAGCAAGCCGCCCTCATATTCTTCTTTGGCTTCTGGAAGCATGCACAGAAGGTGGTAGGTTTGCGGGTCTGGAATTTGTTTGGCTTTATCTTCAACGGGTTTGTTGAGGACGCCAGACAAATCAACCGCCTGAACATCAAAGTTAGTCGTCATTGTCATCTTTCAGGTTACGCACGAGGTCGCCAAGTTCACGCTGTGCGGTCTGGAGACCTCGGATGACCCCGCACAACTCTCGGTACTGGGCATAATCTTTCGACTGCCCAGATGCCAAAGCTTCTGAATGACTTTTGATTTGATCCTCAATTCGTTTATTGAGGAGCTCGAAAATTTTGGTGTCCATTTTCCCTCTTAGTTCTCCGGCGATTTAGCAGCCGGTTTGTTTAAACGCTCCATTAGCTTGGTCTGCATTTTGACGGATGCTTCCTGTTGCTTTTGGGCCATCTTCTGTTCGAACTCCTGTTGACGCTGAGCCATTTCCTGCTCATGCATTTGACGTTCCATAATCATTTCTTGCTGCATCTTGGCTGCGGCCACTTCAGGGTTTGCGCCTTGGCGGCTGGCCATCTCTTGAGCTTTGAGTTGCATCTCCTGCCCCTTGATGGCCAAGTCGCCTTGAACCTTCTGGGCTTTGGTTTGAGCGTCCTGCATCTTGATCTGCAACTCTTGCTGTTGCATCTGAACAATTGGGTCTTGCTGTTGTTGCTGGGCCTGCTTCTGGGCAGCCTCACCTTGGTGAATCTGGGTGAGCTGCTGGGCTGCTTGTGCGACAAGCTTGGCCAACTGCACCTCGACTTGCTCAGGCAGTTCTGCGTTGGGTGCTGGCAGACTTGCGCCAAGGCGCTCTTCGATTTGATTGCGGTACTGGAATGCAACGTGTTCCGCAATGTGGGCCATGATGGAGGCCTGCATTTGCTGGGCCATGGGGTTTTGACCCATCTGCCCCATGACCATGGGGTCTTGCATCATGGAAGAATGGACAGCAATGTGAGCGTCATGGTCTTGGTAGATGAACGCCTTGGTGGGCTTGCCTGTTAGAAAAGCCATGTTCTCGCTGATGGGGTCACGAGGCTTCATGTCCTCGTCGGTTGGAACCAGCTTGTCGGCGTTACGAACTCCCAACACCTCAATCATCTGACGGTGCAACTGCGGTAGATCGTAAATCTGCGGGGCACTCTGGGACAACTGGATCACAGCTTGGTATTGCATGATCCTTTGGGCCATGGTCGAGCTGTTGGGGTCCGACACGGGAATTACTTCCACCAAGTCGTAGTCGCCCTTCTTGGCCCTTGGGTCTGCTCCGTTGGGTACGTATTCGTAATCACCCGGGGTGTTGTTGCGGATGATCTCTTTTAGAAGCTTGAACTCTTGCTTCATGGAGAAATGGACCCGGGCCTGTACCGCGCTCATGGTTTTGAGTTGGCGCTCAAGAAGAGCCAGAGTCGTGCCTACGGGAGCGTTGGCGCTCATGTCGCTGATGTTCATATCAGCAATCGAGCCAAGACGGCGACCCTCCTCTGTGATGCGATCCAACAAAGCGGCCAGCACTTGGCTTGGCTCTTTGTATGGGAGGGGCATGATGTTGTCACGCACGGTGCCGGACGGAACATCCACGTCCCTAAACTCACCCGGAGCGATTGGGGTGTCATCACCCTTGATCCGAAGACCACGGGACTTCAGGCCTCCGGGAAGGTTGGACAGGGTTCCTGCGTCCACCAATTGGCGGATCAGCGAGGTTCCGGCCCGGGCATAGCCGCCGATCAGGTGAATGTAACCAAAGCCATAAGCACCAAATCCGGGCACGTAGTCATACTGAACGAAATGCTGACGCTTGAGTTTTTTCTCATCGTCCTCTTTCCAATTTCGATACACCGACAGAACTTTGTTGGTTCCTTTGTCGATGGTCACGATGTACGGAACGGCGATGCCATCATCGTCCTCATAACCGGGCATGTCGTAGTCCACTTGAATCTCAAGGAACTGGTAGCGGTCATCGTCGGTAACGGAGTAGCCCTGCTCTTCGGCCTTCTTCTTCTCCACATCGTTGTGCAAGATAACAGGCTCACCCAGCTCAACATCACGGTAAAAGCCTGCGACCTGAAGCTTTCGGACATCGTTCTTGGTCTTGCGCATCACATGCGTTACACGCTCTGCGGTTCGAGCTCCAGAGGAGCCATAAGGGATGATCACGTCCTCTGCGGGGCAGAAGATTGAGGTCTGGCGTCCGAGGCTGGGATCGAAGTAGACCTTCTTAAAAGCCGCCCCGGCCAGACCCAAGTTAAAAAGCATGCGCTCATGCTCCGGGCGGTACTCTGGCATTCCGTCAACCAACTGGAAATTCATGTCGGTGCGCACACGCTCCGCAGCTTCTTCTTTCAACTTATCAACTGCGCCAATGATCTGCGTCTTGACGGGGCCTTGAGCGGGGAATGTCTCAATGATGGTCTCGGACTGAAAGCGAACTGCGGCTTCAGTCAGGAGGGTAGAGAAGACCCCGCAGGCACCCGTCCAAGGTTCGGTGCGCTCTTCATACTTCATGCCCAGAACCTCTAGGCCCTTCACATACATGTCCACCCAGTCTTTTCTTGAGGAGATGTCAGACTCAACCTCACCGACCAAATCAGAGCCAAGCTTCTCAAGCTCACCCTCGTCCATGTATTCAGCCAAGTTTGCATCAAAGGCGGGCTCATCCTCTTCTGGCATCAGGTCAATGGCCATGCCATCAACCCCAATTATCACGTCATCTGGGTTTTCAATGATGATCTCAATTGCGGGGGTGTCATCTTCAACGATGTCTGAGAAATCAATGCCCTTTGGGGCTTGGGCGATAGACGAAACCATGCTGCTCGTTGCCATGTCGATCCTTAATAGAAGGCGGTTTTGCGCCGGAAATAACGCTGCTCTTCAGGCTCATCAGACTCAATCTGAATGAACCCACCCCTCCTGAAACGAAGCAAGGCTTGGCTTGATGAGTCAACAAGGTCGTCATGCTCCCCGTTGGGGAACGCGGCCAACTCTTCCATCAACTCATCTGCCCATCGGGTTTCAGGGCACCAAACAACTCCGGAGGCAAAAAGGTCTGAGATAGCGTTTACACGCGCAATCTTATCGCTTCCTTTGCCCGGTGTGTACTCCTCCAGCAAGATTCCTGTCTGGCGAAGCTCATAAATCAAGGGAGCGCCTGCGGCCTTCTTCTCCACAATCAAGGTGTCGGGCTCCCATTCCTTGTACATCTCAAAGGCTTTCTGTTTAAGCTCAGGAAACTCCATTCGAGCTTTAAACGCATCCAGACAGATGATGTTGGTCTTCAGATTACCCATGCTGTCGGGGTGATCAAACACTCCCCACGTTGTACAGGCTGAATAATCTGCCCTGTTTGATTTTTCAAAGGCTGTATCCCAGCTTTGGATGATGTAATCGCACGGAGGGGCTGTATCTGACTCCCAAACCCGCCAATGTTCGCGCTTAATAATCGCGCCTTCTTCGGATGTGGGGTTCTGTTGATACTGCGCCTCCCATTTAGAGACGGGAATCTCGGCTTTAATCGCTTCAAGCTCGGTTTTCTTCCAAAATCCGGGCCATAAAGGGGTTCCTGACGGCAAAATAGCGGGAAACTCAATCACTTCCCAGTTATCTACGCCCTCTTTTGCAGCATGTTTGAGAATCTGCCCAGTTAAATCTCTCTTTGACCACCGGGTCATCACAATAATAATGGCCCCACCGGGCTGTAAACGCTGGTT